TCACTCAAAATACTCTGGATGAATAACCATTAAATGCTTCAAAAATTCATTGATGTCAGATGGAGGATTTCCGTCATAACACCAAGTTTCGCAAGATTCGACTATTTTGTTTTTCGACTGACCTCTCAATATCGATGCATTCCCTCTTCCGCTTTTATCTACTGGGTTAAAGTGAAGGTTGGCTATGAAATTTCTTACTTTAACTTCATTCCCGTACTTGGTTCTTCCTACATAGTCAAAATAATTGATAGTTTCTGATAAAGCACTAGCCAAAGGGTTCTTAACAAAATACTTATCAACTTCATCCATACAGTTTTCAATTTTTTTATAATCCGAATATTCACCTAAATTAAGATAGTTGTACCAGTTATTCAAAAACCTTTGCGGGTTGCTTTTCTGGTAGTAAATGAAAAACCCAGCATTTTTATCATTAGTTACATATCTAGTCATCAACTGAAGCATTCCTTCGAAAACCCCACTATAGGAATTTCCTCTTTTAGCTTCAGCTAACCATCTAAACCTGTTATTTCTATCTCTAACAGTTAAATCAACAGACCCATTTGATTTTGTTTGTTCAGTAGCATCATATCCTTTGGCTCTAAGATACATGGCAATGAGGTTGGTTATTTTATCCTCATCTTCACAAAAATATTTATCAGATGTATTTTCAATCTCTCTTATTGCCTCTAAAACAACATCATATAGCTCACTGACAAATAGTTCTTCATTGAAAGGGTCAAGAGTAGATACAATCTTTGCCATCTCTTCAATAGAGACATTTAGAGAGTTTGAGTTTTGCATTTTAGGTTCAAATTACAATAAAATGAAATGTAAGACTTATCGAAACCTTCAATATGCCTACCTGAATTTAACCCCCTCGGTACTTCATCTTTAATTAATGCATTAAAGTAGCCCTCGGCAGAAATTGGCTCCTCAGTATCATCTTCATTGTAATAGCAATATGTTATGCGGAAAAAATTAGATGTAGAACCACAAAAAAACAAAACAAGCTCTAAGAGTTCTTTATCGTTCTCACATTGAGAAGCCTCCCTTAGAGTGACTATTGGGTAATATGTCTTGAACTTATTCTCGCAAACATAATCCAATAAATTAACATAGTTTATATATGCTTTATGCGGCAAAACTTCCTCAAGACTCTTGAGGAGGTTTTTTTGCCAATCCACCATGTCAACTATCTTTGAGCTTAACTCATGCTCTTGCGATGACATTCTCAATTAACCTATTTAAATTTAAAGTATCGTCAGGAAAGTCCACATAAAACTCCCCACAAACCTTATGGTCTACCCACATCTTTTTGTTAGGATCTAGCCCTAACTCGGTAAAAGAATTGTTTTGGTTCTTGAATCTTACCGCTATTGATCTTATCACAAATGTATCTTTTTTCTTAGTATTCTTTATTTCTATTTCACGTCCTTCATCGTTTTCATCAGAACGACAATGAATTCCAACATCATAACCAGTGTTTTTTCCGTTATAGATCAATTGTACAGCTCGTCCGAAAGCGACGTCGTTAAGGATACTCTGAATTGCTTTTATGAAGTTCACAGTCTTAACATCCGGCTTTATGCCAACCTCATCTAGTAAATTGAGAAATTTATCACGGGTGTAACCAATTGCTTTTGAGGACTCTCTTTTCCCAAGACTTCTAGAAGCACGAAACTCGATTCGTTCCCCTTTGTTTGGGATAAATGCAGTAGTAAAAGATTGTTGAGGAATGTTTGTAGAACCCATGCCCCTTGTACCTTTGACCTTCTGATTGTAAAGGTAAGAAAAGATGAAAGCCGTCCCATCCCCCACATCAATTATTTCAGTCAAATAGATACCACTAACTAGCGCACCTGTGGAATTCCCATCATATTTTTTTTGTGGATATAACTGGGCAAATTCCTTATCAAGCTTAAATGAGCTTAAGTTTAAACCAATGTCCTTTACAATATCTTTAGTTGTATATGTATCAATGGCATAATAATGACTCCCAGAAATAATTATTCTATCAATCATTTTCACTAAAGAGGTTAAATTAGCATTTGGAAAATTCGCACTTGGGTTGTTGATAGTTTCTTTGATGCTATCCATACCAGAGTCAAAGCCGTTCCTGATGGCAGGAAAGCCATAAACCTTAGAAATTTGACTTAAGTAAGAGTAGGAGTCAGTTTGTTCTAATGCAACTAATAAGTAGTCTAGTGAGTGTTGGGATGACACTACTGTACTAGCTGAATTATTCATTTGAGGTTTGCCAATCATACATAAGTCCATTTCAATCGGAAAATTCTTGAGATTATGAAACAGGCAAGAACAAATGAAAACATCTTTTACATTGTTTACTGATAAGAAAAATTTATCCTTCTTGAAGTAAGCGGTCAGGGGTGGAGGTTCAAATCTTCTCGTGCCGACCAAGATTCCCTGAGAAAGCAGTCATTTACGGCTGCTTTTTTGTTGCCTGAATTTCGCAATGGTAAAACGATGGCAAAATTATGGTAAAACTCGCCTGTTTTCTGGTTCAGATTGTCGGCCTGTTATCGTCATGCACCGATACAACTCCCCACGTCTGCACACCGACAATCGTCACCTCCTCCAGTGTTTCACCCTCAAGTGCATCACCGTCCTGGCAGATGATGTAGTGGCTTCCGAATAATCCAAGCTGGTAAAGGCCGAATGCCTCAAAGTAAACCGTATCGCCCTCTTTTGGCCGAATAGATTTATCTACCAGTGCAAACCCGTCAGCTGTCGGCACAACCATTGTTGCAGCCGGGCGCGGAACCATTAGCTCGTTCCAGTCGAGACGATTATCAAGATAGTCCTTTGCAGGTGATGGAAAACCCATATCAGTACGGTCCGTTCTGGCTGTTCAGCTTAAACGTCCGGTTCTCGCTGAAGTCAGGCGTGATGTCGATGAAATAGCTGATCTGATTCTCTATCCAGTTATTGGCCTCTTTCTGGCTCCAGTGCCAGTTATGCCGCTCCAGCTCGGCAACGAAATCATCTGTCCTCACAGTCTTCTGGCCTCTCGGGTCCAACTTAATGCTCATGCGAAAAGCATGCTGTATATCGCGATAGCGAGGCATACGATTAACTCCGATTGATTACTGTATATAAATACAGTATTCTCGATCGTCAGGATTGATCAAGTGAATTGTTAGAGCTTTCGGAAAAGGGATTGTTGGGAAAGGAAATTTAATCTGATGATGGTGAGGACGTATGCCTGAAGAAAAATCAAATGTTAGCCGCATGCCTGAGTTGGTGGACTTCGGTTCAACCTTCAGTGTCAGAGCAAAGCAGATTATCCTGCGAACTCAATACCGCGACACGCTTGCTGATTTCGGTTTCGATGCAAAGGATTTTCCCGATGTTACAATGACTTTAACGCTTAAGATGGCAAAGGCTCTGATAGCACACTTGCAGGAAGATGTAGATGCTATTGAGGCTGGCCGGGAGAATCCCTCATCTCGGTATCATGCTTAATCCATCTCACCCCATAAAAGCCAGAAGCCTGGCTTTTATGATCCAACATCTTCACTTACACCGACCTTATTTTGTAAATCCACAATAAGCTGCTGTTGAGCCTGAAAAGCCATCGTGAGCTTAGCTATCAAAGCAATCGGGTCCAGGGTGTAGGCGTCATCTATTCCGTTCGGGTTAGCCTCAATATCATAGTCATCCGGCAGACCTTCACCTATAACAGCCTGGGGCGACACTTCAACTAAATCGTTAGCGATAAAACCCAGCTTTTCGATAGATTCTTCAATGATGCCACGGGCTTTATATCTGAATCTCGCTGTCTTCCATTGCATAACTTCAGCAAGAGAAGAAGACACATCTTCATCCGTCATATACACAGGTTCAGTTTTGAGCATTTTGTCAGATGTTGACGCCAGGGTGATATTACCAACTGAAGTCGTTCCGACATACAGCGTCATTACAGACCCTGTGCCGGGGTTGTTCCAGTTCAGGTTATAGCCATAAGATGAGAATGCCCCTGTAGTGCCAGCCTTGCAGCAATAGCCGCCATTCTGAACCCTGAAAAGCCCCCCGCCTGTAGAAAGGGTTGAGTGAAAATTTACTGTGAGCGTAAGGCTACCATCATTGATAATCCTCGCCACGTAATCTACGGCGTTGTTTGCATAGTGAAAATCAATGAATGGTGATGCTGCCACCAGCTCCATGTTACCCATACTGAAAGATGAGTAATTGGTTCCATCGGTAACAGCGATACTTCCCGATAAATTCCCCCCCGTTTTGTCCAGTTTCGTACCCAGCGTGGTGGTGATTCCATTCCAGGCCGGTCCTGTGAAGGTAGAGCCATCAGGTAGGGTAACAGTGATAGTTCCGGTGCCGGTGTAAATCTGTTGCCAGTTCGCCTTTTCCAGAAGCATACCGCGCACCATTGTGGCGATGTCATTCATGGTTTTTTGTGTGATAGCGATCTGCAACGATGCCGGAATCGCATACCAGGCAAGGCCTGATGCGGTTGGGCCATTGTAGGCAACATTGAGTGTTAATTGGGTATTCGATGTAATTGACCCCGCAATAATTGTATAAGGTGCGCCGCCAACAATTACCCCAACAAAATCACCCACTTTCAGTTCAGTGGTAAAGCTGGTTCCGGTTCCGTTAACAGTCGTTGAGCCGTTACTTAGTGCGATGGTGCCTGCTGGCATGGTTTTCTCCGGGCAATAAAAAACCCGACACGGTGGTCGGGTTGATTAATATATTTACGATGTTAATTAAATAAATCGATCTTAAAGATCTCTTTTATTCACTTAATTAAGGAATCGACACATGTTTTGATTATCACCACTGAGTCTCAGAGGAAAAATCGATGAAGAAAATAATCATTCTTGCTGCAATTATGTTATCAGGTTGTGCGTCATCAACACCGCCGATATGTAGCAACAAGGCAAAGATATCAAACCATACTTACGACATTCAGGTGTTTAAAAAAGAAAATGGACGATACCTCGCCGGTTATCCATTTTATACTTGGACGGATAAATCTCAGTTTACTGACACTACTCAGTGTGACCGGCTAAACCCCTAGCGCCTGATGATAATAAGTGTCATAAATATTTGTCTCAATATAAGCAGGAGGGCTGCATGAATACTGATAAGGTGCCTGCTGATTATCATAGGAAACCTGGTTATATGTATTGCCCCCTTGTGCCTCATACTTGCTTGTCCCGGATATATTAAACCCGGCGCTATAACAGTTGTACCTTACATATCCTGAATTGCCAGTAACAGGTATCGCCACGACTACTGACACACCACTCGTTATTGCTACAGGTACGTCAGAGGTCGTGGTTGAACCCACTGTCAGTTTCAGGGGAAGGCAGTTCTGGTGCCAGACAATCTGCCCGTTGTCATACATAAAAAATCCAGCAGCCGGAGTATTCACCATCATCTTTGAGAAAACATAAATACGAGTGGCAGACATTGCAGAACCAAAATTACCCCTGAACTGAAGTGCCCAATAGCCGTTCTGCGTTATTTCGGTCCACCACACATTGTTGAACCCTGATGCGAGAGTGGAACGATGGAACGCGATGAAAGGCATCGACGCCGGTACGTTGGTTTGCAGGATTTGCCCACCAGTTGGTGTCAGGTCAATAACCTGCGCCAGGCTGAACGGGGTAAATGGCGGTGCGATCTTGAATACAGGCGGATTCACACTGTAATCATTCAGAACGAATCCCGCGTAATTACCGGTAGTAGTGGCCGTAGCCACTACTACAACTTTTGATACTGTGTCGACACCTGACCAGCTTACAACCTGCCCTGACACCGATGTGCCAAAAGTTATCTGGCTACTGCCATAGGTTGTACGACCACCCAAAATTGCCGCAGTCAGGGAGAAGCCTGGCAGGCTGTAAGTTTTGCTACCTGCCCCGGATACTGTCAGAATGTCGACAACAAAGTTAAAAGACATTGAGTTGATGGCATCATATGTCGTTCCATCGATATATGCTGTAAACCCGGCTGGCATTAGCGTGAGGCTCCCATTGAACAGACAAGCTGGCCACTGGCGTTATACCAGGCAACCCCTTTGTTATCAATAATGACACGTCCCTGACCGGAAACGGTGCCGTTAATTTCCAGTGTCCCGGTTTTATCCATTCGCCACCCTGTGGACCCGGCAACATAACCATTGGACTGGATATAACTACCGATCATTGCGTTTTCGATCCAACCCTCACCGATAAACGCCTGGTTGATAAGTACCTGTCCGTTATAAACCACAAATGGCGAATAAACGGTATCGCCGCTGCCACTCATAATGACGAACTGGTTTGCGTTAATCGCGACGCGGGTCGTCACCGCTGTGCCATTTATGGTTACGGCAATTGATAACCCGGCATCATAATTAACCCCGCCATATTTGACACCAGCCTTCATTGTGTAGATTGCCGAACCGCCAGAGGCATCGGCATAGGCGGTCATTTTCTCCTGGATAGCTGCCTGCTGATCCGTAAACTGTGCAACAACATCTGTTTCCAGTTGAGCCACAGAACTTTGCGCATCAGCCGCGACTTTTTGTGCCTGAATGATTCCGGCCCGATTATTACCGAAGTTTGCCCATTCCTGATTAGCTGCCCCATACGTTGCCAGGATGTTTTGTGCCAGCGCTTCAGGGTCAGTCGTCAGAGGGTCAAGTAATGCTTTGCCGTCCTCCGATTGCAGGAAATCCTCTACAACGTTTCCGATCAGGTCATCAGCGCTGGTATTGCTCGCACCGGCAACAAACGCCGTCCAGTCGCCCACGTTACCGATCTTGTCCACCAGCCTTGCACGATACCAGCGGCGCACACCGGCAGGCATAGGGCCATGCTTATAGCTGACGCCGGGATAAGGTACATAGGCCAGAAACAGCGGATTTTGTCCATCTGCCGTGGTGGCAACCTCCAGCTCGGTGTAAGCCGTATCGCCGGAACCAGCAGGAAAGCCCCACTGAATATCGATAGCCCACACAACATCGGTGGAGGCCAGAAGGCTGACCGGCGTTCCGGGCTTGCCCACTTTCCCGGTGAGCGTGGTTGACTGCGCATAGCCCCAAGGTGACGACACATCGACCGCATTCACGGCGCGCACGCGAACGTCATACACTCCCGCATAAATCCCGGAAATGGTGAAGCCCTTCGCGCTCTGCTGCCCCACATTCACCCAGTCGCCGTTATCCTTGCGCCACTGTGCGGTGTAGCTGATGGCGTTCGCCACGGCATCCCATGTGACCTGCATGCAGGCAACGTTAAGCCCCTGTTCTACGTAATCCACCTGAGTGATGGTCACGTTTTTCGGCACATCCATAACACTCGGTGGCGTCACGGTAATGGGTGCCGGGTCGATCTTCACGCCGTCATCGATATAACGGTATTTGTTCGGGTCGTGCTGCACCCCGGCAATGGTAAACGTGCCATCATCGTTAGAGGCAATCGACGTTACGCGGAAATACTGAATGGCGAGGTTATCGCTGTCGATGGCCCATACCGCACCTGCCACTGGCGTCTGACTGAATGCCGTGTTTACCGTCACCGTCCGTTTATCCGTGCTGACTGACGCAATGTTTCGCGTCTGCGCGGTGCCATCCGGCAGGTTAACCACCAGCCGATCGCCTGCTGCGTAATCCGCCTCACGGTCCAGACCGATATTCAGACCGTTGACAGAACTGATGCGCCCGCCGTTCTGCTTACCTGCCCGGAACGGATCAGCAACGCCAATAATTTCAGCCGGCAGCGGGATATAACCGTCCAGGCCGACACCAAAAGAGATAGTTCCGTCTTTTGCGTTTGACAGAATGGCCCAGCGGCCACGGCGATGTGCTTCACTCTGTGAGGTGCAGCCGATGGCGGTGATCTGCGTTTCATTGACGCCGTAGCGTTGAACGAGATCGGCCTCATATACCCCTTCAACCGTGTCAGTGTAATGGTTCTGCGGGTCTGACCATGACACCTGACAGGAGGTGTAGCGGTTTTTGTAGGAGCCACCCGCATACGTAAACAGGCCATCAATGACGTTTGATGAGTGATAGACGAAATCCACATCATCCTGCGGCACGTCAGCTTTTACATAAATCTGGTCGTTGCCCCAGAACGTAATACCGCGAAAAACCGCCGCAATATCTTTCAGAACGGTGTAAGCGTCCTGCTGGCTCTGGATGTAGACGTTACAGGTAAAGCGCGGCTCTGTGCCGCCTGCACCGTCTGACACCATCTCATCGCAATACTGCGCAATGGTGTAAAGCTGCCACTTGTCGATCATGGTGGCATCGACACGGTTGCCCATGCCGTAAATCTCATCAAGCACCAGGTCGTAAAAAATCCAGGCCGGGTTATTCGTCCAGGCCAGCTTAAAATCACCCGCCCATGTTCCGCTGTATGTGCGCGTAACCGGGTCGTAAGTCGTCGGCACGCGAATCAGCTTCCCATCCGGCTTACAGGTGATTTTCGGGGCGCTGCCGTTGAACTGGCTGGAGTCCAGCTCGATGTAAAGTAATGCAGTGTTTGGGTAGCGTAATTTGCTGTCGATAACTTCAGCAAAGGAATACACCTTGAAGGCGTTGATCAGTTTGGTGGAGGTTGAATCAGCAGTGATGCGCCGCACGCGTACAGACCAGCCGGTTGTGGCCGCAGGCAGATTAATACGGTGATCGCGCTGATATTCAGATGTGGTTTTACCGTCAAAGCTGCCGCTGACCACGTTCACCCAGGCTGCGCCATCAGTGGACAGGTCTATCGCATATTGCGTGACGGTCCCGACCATGTCGCCGTTGTCTTTATACAGATACTGCACCGGCAGGCTCAGTTTTACGCGCACAGCATCCAGCGTCAGATCGGTAAACTGCCGGGTCCAGGGTGATGACGTTGTTACTTCAACGCCAACGGAAGACTCGTTATCGATCTCCGGCATGCCCTGAATATAGGTCTGGTCCTGCGTTCCGTTGCGGTAATCCCACACAACGCCGGTAAAATTGTATGTCCCGTCTTCGTTCGCCAGTTGGGTATCATTCAGGTAAATTTGCTGTGCAGTCAGTCCACCCTGAATCTCACCCTCAGAAATCGCCAGCAGCATTTTCAGTTTGGCAACCGATAACAGATCATCCGGTTCTTCGACCGGCGTATGTGCGCTACTGCCGCCGCCTTTGCTGCCCTGGATTAACGCACCGTCAAGAAGTCGCATATCGCACCCATAAAAAAAGCCACCCGAAGGTGGCTTGCTGGTTTATTCGTTTTTTTACTGCTGGTCGCTGGAGAAGATACCCGCGCTGATAATGGCACCGCCTATTTCACGCCTGCCATACAGAATCGGGACCGGATAACCCATCGCAACCGTGTTAACCGGGGAGCCAAAGGCATAGTTTGGCTGGTTGTCAGTGCTGGATGCTGAACCGATGTTATAGCTGGGCTGTGGCGTCAGCATACTGACTACGCCACCCAGCATCATGCTGATGCCCATTCCGGTGAGCATGGTGACAGTTAGCCCGGTCGCCGTTGTTGTACCTAAATACGCCCCCCAAAGAGCTAATGTGCTACCAGCAGTAAAGAAAGCGGCCACCAGCGCCACAGCGCCGACCACGATCTGCAATACGCCAGCCTGCTTGCTGCCTTCGATCACCTGGCTCATGCGAAATTCAGTAGCGCCGGAGGACATGTCGAATTCTTCCAGCGCGATGTTCTTCCCGCCGCTGTAAAAAGCAAAACGCACCTTATTCAGATGCGCATTCGAGAGGTATTTTTTGAAGCCCGGAACCTGAGAACACATCGCCCGCAACATTTCTTTCAGGTCGGCTACGTGGAACTGATGCACCTTGCCGAACTTTTTCGCCAGACTGCCCGACAGGATCATTTTCTTAAGCATTCAGCAGCTCCTTATGTCTGACAATCCGCACGGTCCGGTCGCGATAATATTTACCGTAAGGAACACGCGTGGAGAGATTGCCGAAAGCGTGATGCAGCATGATGTTATTGCCGAGATACACGGCGGCATGATTGGTGACTGGAGCCTGAACCCGCATCATGATCACATCACCCGGCTTCATGGCTGTCGCATCAACCTCTGTGAAGCCTTCAGCCTGCCAGTTATCGTCATAGCGGTTTTCTTTTCCGTCTACCCACCATTCGTAATCGACTGACCAGTTGTTGAGGCTGATGCTGTGCTCCTGCCGGAAATAGTCCCGGACCAGTGTCCAGCAGTCGGCATGCCCCAGCACCCAGCGCCGCCCGGCCAGCTCGCGATCACCTCGTGGGGAGATTGTGCAAAAGTCTCCGTCAGGCCATGACATGATCCCCCACTCAATGCCGGAGTGATCGCACTGAATGCGGTCCAGTTCGGAAGGTATCAGCTGCACCACGTCAGGGTGAGAGTGAATAATCATCAACACTTCACCCTGGCTTTCAGCTTCAGAGAAGTCATCAGGAGACAAAGTGAAATCCGTTGTCGGCGTATCGGAAATATTCCGGCAGCGGATGTATTCCTGCGACTGCCCTACCTGCACAATCACCCCGCATGCCTCATTAGGATATTCCGCCGCTACGTGTTCACGTATGGCGTCCATGATTTTTTCACGCATGATTATTTGCCCTGGAGATTTGCAGCCGGGAAGCCGCCGAACGGCATCGGGTTTTCAGATCCAAAGCGCAACTGGCAATCACTGAGCCTGCCCCCGCATACGTCGAGTGAAGGATCGGCGGTTGGCGTCCCGTCTTTCAGAAAATAGTTTGTGCCGTTGTAATCGCAGCCAGTGCCGGAGCGATACAAGCCGCGCATGCACCAGGTGCAGACCGGCGTGATCTGCCGGGAAGGTAATTGCAGGCTCTGGACATCGAAGGGTGAACACAGCTCAAAATCTACCTGGGCGCGGGTTTCACTTTTCTTCGAATTGACATAGAAGACTTGCACCCTTTCATCTGTCGGGCTGGCGTTCGTGTTACCGCCTGTCCAGTTTGCCGCATCAAGATATTTAGCCAGCGTGGTGTGGATTTTGACTTTTGCCTTGACCAGATCGTCATACTGAAGGCAAAGCGATGTAACGTAGTTGCCCACATTGCCGACTGACAGTGTTGGCGTTGGTTGTGATCCGGTGCTGGACAGCTCCACGCCCTGCAATTCGTATGGATAGGGGTCGTACTGATTACCCTGCCAGATGATGGCCGGGAGATTGTCAGATGCGAAGGCTTTCCAGTCCGTTTCGGCGATATTATGCGCGTGGAATCGCAATATATCGGTCATGCCAAAGCTGGTCCCGTCAATCTCGATCAACTGAACGAGGCTACCCGGTTCAAGCTGCTGTAGGTCCTGCGTAAAGCTCATAATTCACCTGATAAACGGAATGCGCGAAACTGCACGCCGTGACATGTCACGATGTGAAGGCCTGCTCAAAGGTAAAGGAGATGTCGGCTATCAGGCCGTTCTGAAAGCTGGGTTTGATAGAGTCATATTTCACCCGGTAGAGCTTCGTTTCGCCCCAGGGGTTTTGCCACCAGAACGACGTGGTGACGTGTGATTTCAGGAAGGCACGGACGGCGGCCATATCAGTAACTTTGCCATTGCACGACAAATCCCATGATTCCATCGTCTGGTTGATGCCTACTCCAGCAATCTGCTTATATCCGTCACCAAACTGAGCCTGTAACGTTGCGATCGTGACAGTCTCGGTTGCCCCAATCCGCACGCACCAGCCGAAAGTGTCAGTTGCCATTTTCACCCCAAAGAAAAACCCGCCGTAGCGGGTCTGATGAGTTAAGAGGAGCGGTAAAGGACGCCACCGGGAGAAATGGCCTGTCTCGCCCAATCCGTTATGGTTTGCAGCATCATGGATTTCAGCTGTTTAGAAGCGGCTGCCGTGTTTGTATTGCTCACGCTGCCGCTGTCAGTTCCCTGCGAGATACTTACCGGCGCATCCACCTGAATATTAATATTTCCGTTGCCAGATGCGCGGTTGACCCCGGATGAATAAGGCACCGTTCCGCCAACATAGCCGCCATCAGCATAGCCGCGCATCATGTCGTAGAGATTTGCCACACCAATTCGCGAGGTAGCCTCTTTGGTGAAAACAAATTCACCCTTGTGAACAATACCCGCGGCTTCATGTTTACCACCATTGCCGGTATATCCGCCGTCATCATAGGCACTGAAACTGGTAGACATACCCATCGCGCCCACGCTGCCAGCCGAAGAAGCCCCCGCGCTAACTGAGCCGAGAGCGGCACCGCCCAGGCTTCCGGCGACAGACCCGAATATGCCGGACACGGCATTCACCACGGCCATCTGCAACGCAACTTTGGCGATCATCTGGAGGACAGACAAGCCCCAGCTTTTCCAGTCGGCTTTACTGCCCGTCAGCATAGCGGCCATGTTGTCCATTGCGCTATCCATCGTGGATGTGATGCCGCTTGCCACTGTCCCGGAGATATTACCGGCACTCTCAAGCCAGTTTTCATAGCCCTTCGAAACACCGTTGAGCCAGTCAGATTCCGTCGCGGAAATTGCCTGATATTTCTTTTCCAGCGCATCCAGCGCCTGTTGGCGCGCAGCAATGGCGGCAGTACCTTTGTCGGTTTTGTCGAAAACGCGCTCAACCTGCTGTGTTTCATCATACCGGCTGCGCTGACGGTCGCTCATGCCAGCCGTGTCAGTGGTCTGAACGGCTTCATCACGGTATTTACGGGCGGCGTCTGTCAGGTCTTTGAGGGCTTCAACCTGATCGCGCTGCTTTTTCACATTCTCATCAGCGCGCTGTGTCCATGTGGCAAGCTCGGATGATGACTCCCGGATTGCTTTAAGTTGCTCCTGAGTCCACTTTGTACCGGCCTGATGCGCAGCTGCGTAAAGATCAGCGGCCTTTTCTCCCTCCGTTGCGCGAACCTTCTGTACCTCAATAGCAACACTGAGATCGGCCATCTTGCGGGCATAGTTTTCGGCGATCGTTGCCGCCTCCCGCTCTGCCTTGTTCTGCGCATTTGTCGCCGCCGTGCCGTCCTTTTTGGCCTGAGCGGCGGCAGCATCCTTTTTAGCCGCCTGGTCCTTGTTGTAGACGTAGGTTGTATACAGTGCGCCGGTCAGCTTCAAATCATCAGCTTCGTACTGGTACTGACGGTGGAGCTTCTCCAGACCATCCAGGCTTGCCAGCTCGTTGTCGCGCCGGGCCTTTTCCAGAGCGGTCTGCTGTTGCGGTGTCGCATTCGATGTCGAGACCATCGGCCCCTGATACTGAGGTGGGGTTGCGCCAGCAGTCGCAGACATTGAGCGATTAAGCAGATCATATGCCCCTTTCAGGATAGAAACGGCTCCAGCCTGCTCAACAGCCTTTTTCGTTGCGAGATCGCTGGCATCGTTGACCAGCTTCTGGGTTGCTTCAACTTTTGCTGCTGCCTGTTCGCGGGCGTATTCCAGCCGCGTCAACTCTTTTGATGCCTCTTGCTGACGGCGTGTAAGCTCTTCAACAGACATCAGGTTATTAATTCGGGCCAGCATTGGATGCTCATCATATTGCTTCTCAAGCAATTGCATCGCATTCAGACTGGCTTTAACATCCTGAATCTGATTATCAAGCGCGGTTAAATCCTTGAGTTGCGCAGCCAAGGAGTTCTGAGCATCATCAGATGTTGTTCTGAGTCCCAGAACTGACATCGACAGCAACTTGTTGTTGATCTCATCCAGATTATTAGCAAATCCGACCGCCTGATTGTGCACCTGCTCCATGTGCTGGGATACACCGTAAAGAGCAGTGCCAGCCGCAATAATTAACCCCGGCCACCCGCCGAGGATACGTAATACACCACCACCAAGGCGTGACATCACCGAAGCTGAACTGGCTAACTGTGTAACAGCAGATGTGCGCCCGGCGATCGCATTGCTTAGGCCGGACTGTGCCGCAGCCAGATTTCGTTCGGCGACAATCTGCGCCTCAATCGAAACCGCTGCGGCTTTCGCCTGCTGCGCACGATAAAGCGTCTGCCGTGCGGCGGCCACACTGATCTGAGCGCCTCGGACCTGAGCCTGCGCGAGAGCCACCTCAGCAGCGGTGTTAGAAATCACCGCTGCCGTTGACTGCGCAACATTGCCGACCATATTGCCGAAATAGCGCGTAAGCCCGATACCCACCAGCAACCCGGCTGTGTTGGCTACCGTATCGATGTTTTTCGCCAGACCGTCAAGAATGCCTGACAGAGTCGAAGACGCGCCAACCGCATCGTTAGCCCCGCCAACCCATGCCAGAAAAGCATTTTGCACTTTCTGAGAAGACCCACTGATGGATGCAGGCAGGGTTTCAAACTCTTTGCGCAATACCTGAACATTCGTCAGCAGAGGCACAATTTTATCGGTCGTCAGCTCTCCGTTATTCGCCATGTTGCGCAGGCCGCCAACGGTAGTGCCGAGGCCATCAGCCAGCAGTTTCGCCAGACGTCCGCCATTCTCCATAATGGCGTTAAATTCTTCACCGCGAAGAACGCCGGAACCTAACGCCTGACTTAGCTGAGTGATTACAGAACTGGCTTCCTCGGTGCTGGCACCGGAGAGTTTTAGCGATGTGGCAACCGTCTCTGTCACCTTCGCCACGTCAGACGATGCAAACCCCATCGACCGCAGAGACTGAGCGATTCGGCTATAGAGGTTGGAGTTAGCTTCCAGTGACGTGCCGGTGCGCTGGCTGATTTCCATCAGTGTGCGCTGCGAGGTGACATAGTCATCCGCTGAAGTTGAGGCCAGGCGCAGACGGCCGTTCAGTTGATTCCAGGTGTCGGCGTACTCGATCAACTGATGGGTGGCAAACGCGCCCGCCATCGCACCGGCAAGCCCGGTTACCGTTGACTGCACCGTCGCCAACTGCGAGTTAAGTTCTGCTATGGCCTGCCGGGTATTCTGTGCAGCGGCAGCGGCCTTTTTGCCGCCCTGATCCATCGTTTTGTAATAATCCGCGCCCATACGCGACGCGCGGGCAATTTCCGTCTGAAATGAACTGGAGTTCGCGGAAATTTTGATAATCATTTCGCGCAGGGTAGCCATATTTAACCTATAAAAAAAGCCCTTGCGGGCTTAACTTATTCACTGGCATATGCTTCTGAAATTACTATCACCTTTATCATCGTTTTCATCAATTATTTTGACAGTACTATTATCAACAACTTTATTGTCTCTAACAGTCAGGTGAACATAGTATTTTCTACTTCCTACATAGCCGCCGTATGCATTCTTAGCATTAACATCCCCACACACATATCCAACCCCATCCCCAAACGAACGATAATAGGAGTTGAATTTCGCACTTTCTGGATCTTTAAGCGTTTGCTTGACTAAGGATTCACCAAATTTGACCATATCTTTATCACTAGGTTTGCAGCCTGATAAAAATATTATTGGAATAATTATTAATGCGAATTTGAACATATTTATTTCCCTATGACTGACAATGCTTTCATAGGATACAACATGAAAATAAAAAATGTTACAAATCGCTATAATCCCCCCATCCACTCTTCAAGGCCGCTGATCTCTTCCTCTTCTTCAGTAACGCCCCACTTGAGAACCATCTCTGACATCGAGGCTTTAGCGCCCTGCGAATTCAGAACAGCGGTAACCACCTGAGCGGCCTGAATATCTCCGCGCCAGTCACCAATCGGGCTGATACGATCAAACGCCAGCCACATTTTCAGCTCACTGGCGGTCAGGGTTTCGCGTAATTCATGGAGGGTGCGCCCCAGACGGAGCGCCAGCGACATCAGGAAGAAGGTCAGCGGCTCTTTTACTTTGCCTCAGCGGCTTCCTGAGAAAGGCCGAGTTCAAGCGCCTGAGAAAGCAGGCGGGAATGCACCGGACCATAAATTTCTGATACGGTGGCCTCGTCTTCATCGCTGAATACGCGGTTACCCTCTTCATCCAGCAGGATGCCAAGGAACATCACCACATCTGCCTTTTTGTTGCGGATAAACTCTTCCTGTAGCGTGAGCTTCTTCGGTTCCTGACCTTCCGGCGGTTCAGGTGGCCTCGTGATTTCGCGGAATTTCATCCAGACTTCGCCGGATGGCTCGCGAAGCATAACTTTTGCACCATTCCATTCAGGAACAGTGACCACTTTCGAGCGAAAGCCTGATGATGGGGCCAGCGCCAGAGCGCGAAGCGAAACTTTCGGTTGTGCAGTTTTCGACATTTCAGAATCTCGGATGGAATAGGTTTAGGAGGTGAAAAGCGGCCTAAGCCGCTTACGAACCTGACACAACAATCGGTTTCGGTTTGCCACGCACGCGCAATGAGTAGGTGGCGGAGACAACTGAAGACGTGGCAGCCGACCATGAACTCTGACGTACCTCAATCAGCGCGTAATAGCCGTTGCCGGAGGCGAAAACGACTTTCAGAACCCGCAACTCATCGTTGTCGTAGGCCGTCTGTAATGCCTGGCGGGCTTCTTCATCTCCTACCCAGTTTCGGGTAAGGGCCATCTCTGCCGGTGCTGCCAGTCCATTTGTTTGCTCCTGTTCGGTAGAGCAAAGCGTGGTAACGTCAATGTCACTTTTCTGACCACCTGTGTAAGTGACTTCCTTCGTGGCGCACTGTGCCTCCAGGAAGGTGATCTCATCAGGAAAAGTGCTGGCGTTGAACTCATCCACCGTTACCGGCGCGGATGACACGCCAATGGTCATCCCCTGCGTTTTTTCATATTTGCTGGTCATGTTTTCTCCAGGCATAAAAAAACCGGCTTTCGCCGGTCGTTATTGAGAGGGTAAATTATTGCTGGCTCTGTATTTCCAGCGTGGCCCGGTATAACCCGGTGTCCGTTTCGTAGCCGTTCGTTTTGTTCAGTTGGGTGAATTGCAGTGACTCAAGTGCGGTGGCGACCTGCTCCCGGATGCTCCGCGCCTCATCCGTTGTCCGGGAATATACATCGATCTGAAGAGTGCTGTTTTCCTCTGCCGGACCGCAAAGCGTGTCTCCAAAAACCTCACTTACTACAGTGAATACAACCCACGGCGGTGATACTGAAGGTTCTCCCTGGGCGTTAAGAGGCACTACGTAGGGATAAACCTGACCACCAGCCAGATCGCCAATGAGCGAATAAATCTGGGACTCAGTCATTTTGACAGCGCCTCATCAATGGCCTGGTTCGCCCGTGCAAAAGCGACTTTTGCCGCTTCTTCCTGCCTTGCGTCATACGCAGGCCGGACAAACGGAACGGCGGGCATGTTTGATGTACCCAGCTCGACAAACCGCCAGTAAAACGCATTGCGTGAATCTTTGGTTTTCAGCTTGTTATCGCTGTTTCCGGTGCGGGCGTTGGTTCCGCGAATGTGAACGCCGGAGGAAATATTTCCGCTGCGATCGCGCTGAGTCATCACAACGATATTTTTCTTAAGCTTTCCCGTTCTCACTGGCGCACGCTTGATAACTTCTTCCTGAAAAACGGTGGCAGCCGCGCGGGTTGCATCACGCATCACCTTACGATTTTCAGCCTTACTGAGCGCCATAAGATCATTGCTCAAATCCATCAGGCCGGAAAAATCCAGTTTGGTGTCGATCACGTCTTCACCCCCTGCTTACAGAGAATTTCCAAAATCGTCATTCGATCATCAGGGATTGGAGTACCGCTAACCTCCAGCACTTTTCCTTTAAATGGGCCGGTAAGAACATTCAGGCGGGATGCTGCTGTAATATCACTGCGATAGCGAACCCACACGCGCACTGTTGCTTCTGCGTATTCAGCGCCAGATGACATTAACTCACGCCCACTGATGCCTCTGACCTCAGCCCAGACCGTTTTCCCATCATACCACTGCTCAATCGGCTGACCTGAAGGAGAACGAGTAGATGTAAAGTTACTGATGGTGACACGATCACGTAATCGACCCGCCTGCATTACGCCCTCCTTTATGTACCTGGCTGTAACCGGTAGTTTCTGATGCCATTAAAGAAAAAATCGGGAACCACTTCAGGCTGTTCACGATTGTCATACCAGAAGTTCACCAGTTGCATGACCCGGAGTTTTATTGATGAATTAATCACAATCCCAGTGGGGTCATCATCAGGAACCGGGTCATCGTAAAGCCGACGATTCAGAAACTGCTCGGCTTCTTCGCGTGCCGCTGAGACGTACAGTTCAAGGAGAGCATCCTCGTCGGTATTGTCACTATCTATCCGGCACTGAATACGCAGTTCTTCCAATGATGGGATCATTGCTTTCTCCGCATTAACTCTCAGAACGGTTATTTTTTAGCTTTTTTATCCGTAGTTTCTTCCGGCTGCTCTGGCTGCTCTGGCTGCTCTGGCTGCTCTGGCTGCTCTGGCTGCTCTGGCTGCTCTGGCTGCTCTGGCTGCTCTGGCTGCTCTGGCTGCTCATCAGCATCCGGTTTCTGTTCTTCAGACGCAAGCAAACCCAACTGCGCGGCCACTTCCAGCGCACGTTCAGGCAATTCACCATCTGCGTATTCACCAGCATTAAAAGCTTTTACCTGACAACCATCCGGGGACCACTTCAGGGTTTTAAGAAGTTTTGGCATCTTTCACTCCAGAAAAAAGGGGCCGAAGCCCCGTAAAGGATTAGCCCGCGTCGACACCGATTTGCATCAGTTTGATGGCCTGAGAATCAGCCAGCATGCCGCCAGTACGTTTGGTGGTGTAGAAGCCTACAAACGGTTTGTTGGTGTACGGGTCACGCAGAATACGCGTGCCGATACGGTCAACAATCGTATAACCACGCTTGAAGTTGCCAAATGCGATGGCTTTCGCATCCGCTACAATATCCGGCATCTGCTCATTCTCAGCCACGCCATAACCCGCCAGAGATGACGGCTGGCCCAGCTCAAGCCCCGGACGCCACAGATAGTTGCCCTCCGAATCCTTCAGGATACGAACGGCAAACAGGCTGTTATTGTTCATCATAAACTTCGCGCCGTTACGGTGGACTTTGCGCAGCGTGTACACCAGTTTGATGATCGCGTCAGCGGTCACTGCACCGGCAGCGCCGGACAGCATATGTTGCAGCGTGCCGAACGCACGGGCTTTGTCATCTTCCAGGCTGGAGGCGTAGGCCAGAAACCCTTTCGGCTTTTTGGTTCCGTCACCGCTGGTGAAGGCGATTTCTTCCTGTTCAGCAAACTCGATCGCCAGCTCGCTGTTAATCCAGTCTTCAACATTGAAGAACGCATCATCCAGCATGGTCTGCGTTGCCTGCGGGTTTCCGTAGATTTCCCCCATAAACGGCTCAATCTGCCCCAGCTTCGACGCGGCGGTTGCCGGACGTATGTCGGTTTCACCCACCCAGCCGGATGCCGTGCCGCCGAGATTCACCAGCTTCTTGTAGTTCGCACCGCCCACAGTGATGGTTGTCGCCTCCTGACGCATCACAACTTCATCTTTCAGCAGATCAAGGATGGTGCGGTCCAGTTCTTCCGGGACTGCATAACCACCATCTTCATCCACACCGACCTGCAACGCCTTGCGCTCAAGATCACGCAGGCCGTCTTCTTTACCTTTGCGCATGAAGTCGATGAAAGCGGTTTTATGCTCACCCGCTGCTTTACTCTGCGTACCGCCGCCAGGGCGTTTCACCTGTTTCAGCTCCTCTTCAAGGGCCGATTTCAGCTGATCCAGTTCGCTCAGCTTGCCGTTAAGCGTTTCAACTTCCCCGGCGAGCTTGCCCTTTTCCTGCTCGATAGCATCAAAACGCTTATCGTTTTTCTCTTTGAAATCGTTGAATTTCTGCTGAATTTCCTGCGCGACCTGCTCTACGTCTTTAATGTCTACTGACATGGTTCACTCCTGATTAAAAATGAATATTTTTCAATGCATCCAGTGCGGCATTCACGCCACCAGCATCACGCTGAGACAGTGCGCCATAGCCCCCGGCCATGAATGCTTTGGCCTGGGTGCGGGAAAGTCCGACATCGCGCAGGACTCTTTCAATACTCTTCTGTGACGGGGTTTCACCCCGCGCAAAAGCGCTTTTTACATCACTGATACGCGCCTCATCATTTGACGGGAACGTGACCGGGCTGACCTCCCAGAGGTCAATTTCCTTAAGAAGAAAAACCTCTTTGGTCCGGTCGTATTCCCAGTCTTTAAGCATGTAGCCAATAGAAAGGCCGGTTAAAGAACCGGCCTTCATATGTGCATGTGCGCGTTTGGCGAGAGGATCATCATCGATAAGAAGTCGCCCTTTTACATACAGGCCAACTTCGTCCTCTTTCATTTCCGTATAGATACCGATTGGCTCATCCATCTGGTGTTGCCAGAGCATGGCGGGCATCGAATTTTTTTCCTTCCACATCTGGAGGGAAGCGGCGAAAGCACCAGGTACAACGACATCGTCATAGCTGTCTTTAACGCCAAAAACTGAGCCATATCCCTCAAACTCTCCGCCATCACTGACAGATTTCAGTTTCAACGGGATATCCATCCGCTGTTTAGTCATCACCATTGCCCGGTTCCTCCTGTTTTGCTGATGAACCGCCATCAGATGGTTTCGTTGTCATGTTCATGGGGGTGAGATAAACATCACCGCCCTGTCGTGGGTTCAAATCTTCCAGCTCACGGCAATCATTCGGCGAGTAAATTCCCCAGTTAATACCGGTGGAATAGGCTTCAAAACGCGATTTCATGTCCCCGCGCAACAACGCACCGGCATTAAATTTGGCGTAAAAGGTTCCCTGTTTACTCTCTCTGACCAGACCGATGTTAATTCGCTGCTCAATTCGCGTGAGATAAGGGACGAGAGAATAATTAATAAAGCCAATACCGAGACTTTCGATATTGCTAAAGGTTGCTCTGTCCGTGTTCTGCACCAGGTGCATCGGGACGCGAAATAAACGACAGATTTCCTCAAGCTGAAACTTTCGCGTTTCAAGAAACTGACTGTCTTCGTTATCAAGCCCCATTGATTTCCAGTCGAGGCCCATTTCCAGAATCATCGGCCTGTGCGCGTTGCTTAACCCCAGATGCCGGTCCTCAAAATCCTTCTTCAGCCTGCCGTAAGCCGCATCTGTCAGTGTCTGATCCGTTCGCAATACCCCGGAAGTCACCGCACCATTGCTGAATAGCCGTGCTCCATGTTCTTCAGTCGCCAGCCCCAGTGAAATTGCCTCCCTCGCATAGGCTATGGGATTCAGCCCAACAAGACCGTCGAGCGTCAGTGTGCGGACATGCCAGATATCGTCCTGGCCCAACACATCTGTAGAGCCATCAGGAAAAGTCACCTGATAAACCGGTTGCCACTGGCTGTTTAATTTCGGTGCAACACATCCGGGGTCGATTGGAAGAAGCTCTACGACCTCACCGAGCGCTTTCACCTTGTATGCGTAGAAATTTCCACGCAGACAGAGGCAGACGATCACCAGCTCCCAGAATTCCTGTGGGGTCATGTAGTCATTGGGTTTCATCGAAAGCACTTTAGAGAGGCGCTCTGATGCTGCTTTTTGCTTGGCATTGCCGGTTATTTTGTAAAGGTTGCAGGGGAGCATACCAACCGACTCCGCCAGCACCCTGACACAGCCAAAAACAGCAGTCAGCCGCATGGCTTTCTGACTGCTTACCCGCTTGCCTGTATAGGTGTCATAAGACATCCCTACCGCCTCGGCCAGCTCTGCGGGTGTTGTGACCGGGGCGCTGCTTTTTCTGAACATGCCGGGGAAAAACATTAATCATCACCCCCACCAGACGTTTTTCGCGGTATTGAAAGGTATTGCGATACCGCCCATGACCAGAACAGACAAAGCGCGCCAGCAGTAATAAACCCTGCCGGTTCATATATCTGCCAGGCACCGAATGCGATCAGAGCAGCCCCCAGCAGTCCGATAACCGGAGCAAGGATAATCAGTACCATAGTTGCCTCTTATAATGATCGGACGCCGTAACTTTCCAGACGTTCAGACAGGCTTTCCTCTTGCTCCCCACCATTCACCAGCATTCGGCTCATTGCAGTGAAAAGCGCTGCCGGGCCGTCTATCTTCGCTTCAGGTGTGGATTTGTTGGGGAAGATATTGTCATTTTTGTCAGGTTTAACGGTGACATTCGACATCATCCAGTTCATCACCGGGTGATTGCTGTGATGGAAGCGCCCACCATAGACCAGGGATTCCACCTCTTTCATGGATTCAGAAAAGTTTCTGACTGTCTGTGGGACCTCAACAAGTGGCACCCCCTCTTCTGCCAGTGCCAGACTGAACTGTGTGGCACTCCACGGGTCAAATCCGGTCTCTCTCAGATTTTCGCCACCAATCCACTCCAGAAGGTCGCTTTTAATTTGAGCGTGATCGATAACATCACCATCGGTCAGTTCCAGCTTCCCAAGATCAGCCCACTTGCGATACATCTGCGCCATCTGCGCTGAACACTTCTCAAGTCGCCCTTCCGGAAGCCAGAATTTGAAGTCGGCGTGCGCATGGCCATCATTTGCCTGCCAGAGTTTCACAGCGGCACAGATATCAATCTTGTGGGCAAGGTCCACGCCCACCCACATCGGGTAGGTTTTTAGTTCATGCTGTGGCGCGATATATTCGCATTTCTCCCATTTGATCATGTCCATCCAGGCCGATTCGGCTGTAACCCAGATGTTCATGTGTTTGGTGAAGAAATTGACCCTGGCTGAAACCTGCTCTTTTGCTTTTTTCGCCAGGCGGCGCAGGTCATCCCAGCGCTTACAAATACCTAATCCGGGGTTGGCCTTTTGCCAAACTGTCTCATCAAAGGGGTCATCATCTTTATCGAGCGTGAATATGATGGCAAAGAAGGTATCATCCTTAACCGCACCCTCGACTTCGCTGTTATAACCACGGAGCACCTTTATGGCGTAATCACGTAGCTCGTAACAGATGCCCTCCTTGTTAAAGCCTGCCGTGGTGATCCCGAACAATAATGACTGAAGGCGTGCACCCGTCGCCGTTTCGAGAACATCCCACACGTCACGGGTTTTATGTGCGTGTAGTTCGTCAACGATGCCGCAGTGAATGTTCAGGCCGTCCAGATTGTTTGCATCAGAGGACAGAGGCTCAAACTTAGATGCGGTTTGCTCCTGATAAATAGCAAGTTTGTTGAATTCAAATAACCGGCCCAGCGTTGGTTTCGCCTGCTTGACCATGTTTTTTGCATCTTCAAACACGATCCTTGCCTGGTCACGGGTGGTGGCGGCAGAATAGACCTCCGCGCCCCCCTCGCTATCTGCACCAGTCATGTACAAACCAACGCCTGAAGATAGTGTTGATTTGGCGTTTTTACGTGCGACTTCGTTATAAGCTGTACGGAACCGGCGCACCATGACCGGGCGACCACTCCCGTCATTGCGGAGTACGACTTCACCTGTGCTTTCATCGACCAGCGGAATAACGAATCCGTAAATGTTGATCAGGATGAAAATATGCCAGTCCATCAGCTCGATGGGCTGGCCTGCCAGTGCACCTTTGACATGAGGAACGAATTTATAAAAATTCAGGATATGCTGGGCGCGGGGTTCACTAAAAAAAATGCCGCGTTCTTCACCATGCCTGAGATCGTCCAGAAATCGCTGGCAGGCCAACCGGACATACTCACAGGCAATAATATCCCCCGCTACAACGCGCTCGGCGTAGCGTATACCTTCGTTTACTTTTGCCATTAGTCCCTCGCACTCATAAATTCTGCCAGCGGATCAACCTCATCAGGGCTTTGCGCATTGACCTTTGATCGACTTGCTGGCGTCATGCCAAATTCTGAGAGCATCGCGCGGAGACGTTTCCAGGCGTCAGCCTTCATGATTGCCGCCGGATGAGCCTTTATCATGCGAATCTCACGTTCTTTTCCTTCATCTGGCCCTTCTTCACTGTAAACAGCGTAGGTGTAGCCCTCGCGACTCAATGTGTCGCAGTGATGGCGGTATTCAACATAAGATTCAACGAGCATTTCCAATGCACGGGCATCAAGCTGTGATATCACGCCGACAGCATCCAGTTCTTCAGCCATTCGCTTGAACCAGTACTTACCCTGCTTATCAAAATGCTTTGGTGTAGGGGGAACCCCTTTCACTGGTTTTGGTTCGCTTTTGTTAATCGGGCGCTTCGATGGGTTACCCCTCACCAAACGTAGATGGGTCGGGGTTTTCGGAGGTCCAGACATAATCGAAAACTCCTATTAATGCTTGGTGGGGATACCCCAAAAAAAAGTTCTCTAACCTGCGGCGGTGTGAATAAAGGCTAGGCGGCGGTCCTGAGCGCGAAAGGCTCCAGAGATTTGACCCGCCCCTCCCCACCTCAGATACAATTGAGAATCGATATCATTTGAGCCGTTCGCGTGACGTTTTGCCGTGATGACAGGGCCAGCACAGGCTTTCGAGGTTCGAATCATCATCGGTTCCCCCATGTGCTTTGGCTAAGATGTGATCGACGGTCTTCGCTTCAACAGCTCGGCCATTCCGCAGGCAGCTCTGACACAGGTGATTATCACGCTTCAGAATGCGTGCGCGTCTGATATCCCACTGACTCCCATAGCCACGCTCATGGCGGCTCTTGCCCTGCTGATGCTGTTGCCATCCTTCATTGCGATGTGCCACGCAATAGCCGGAGCGGTCGGTAGTTGTGCCACCACATCCGCGCTTTCGGCAGGCTCTGGGGATAAGTGCTGGCATGATCAAACCTCTGAACGTGACAAATCATCGGCAATGGTGAGAACGTCAGCCGATGATTCATTGTGTTTATGCTGAAAAGTGGACTCAGTGAATGCAGTTTTGAGCACAAAATAAAAAACCGCCCTAAGGCGGTCTGTTAAGAGCGTAGCGAGTTAATTAAAATCAAGTCCACCGGCAATTCTCTTCACTTTTTGTTCAAGTTCATTGCGAGCCGCTTTCTTCTTTGCTTCTTCAGCCTTCTCAGCATCAACAATCTCTCTTAGCTCCTGATTAGCAACCGCAACCGCATGCTTGATATGATACAAGACAGTTTTAAGGTCATTCTCGCCTTCTATCTCAGCATAAGCTACTACCCACTCGTTCTCATTAATTGTAGGTTGGTTAGTATAAAAACAATCAGCGCCTTCTTGCTGGCAAGCATCTCTAAAATGCTGTTTCCAGCGTTCTTCTACCTGTTTATCCAACTTAAAGTAAAAGTTTCCGTGGTGTTCGTCATATGTTGACTTAGCCAAATCAATATCAATAACTTTTGGGAATTGGACTGACATGAAAGCCTCCTTTTCAAAGTGGAGGCTATACATTAACGCCAGGAATAATCCGAGTGAAGAGAATAAACTTCACAGCATCGAAACGCTTCACAGCATAGCTAACCGTTATCTCTTGTCGGTGGATTCTTCTTAATGCACTGAATCAGTTTGCTATCAACTCATATGACCACACACAATGATCAAAAATAAATTGTACAAGATCAGATTTGTTGCATAGGTTTTTAGGTGTCAATAAGTTCCTTGAACGAATGGTGCTTTGCATCGCCTCTGAAGGTGTTACGGATTTTCACCTTCAGAGGCTATTTTTTGAACGACTAACAGATACACAGCTAAACTTACTATTCCCACAGCCCGGTATGCTTCATAAAGCAGCCACTCATTTGAGGCTTAAGATGGAACAGATAACACCGATGGAATCTCAGCTCTCCGTTTACTTAAAAAGTATGGATTCACAATTCGTAAGCGAGAAAGCTGTGTTAGTAGAGATTTATCAGGATTTATCATCTCGTAAGGCGGTTGTTGGCAACAAAGACATCATCCATTCCTTACTCGAAAAGCTTGAATCCGAAAACGATGTGATAAAGCTCGATGTTTATCGTCAAGCTCTTGAGATGGTCGTCCAACTTACCCCGGATGACACCATCAACTGAGTTCCTGTGTACTATAATTTATCCGTAAATATAAAACGGAATTTCGATCCCTTCCCTCAATTGGTTAGCCCCCTTCTGTCCAGGGGGCTTTTTTTACATCATCAGACGCACTCGCAAGAATGCGCCTTGTGATGAAAACTTATTAAACTCACCCACCGAATCAGCAACCGGCACCAAGGCCGATTTTTTCAGCCATTATCTCAAAAGCCATATCCAATGCTTTATGACTGAAACTACTTTGCGAGGTCAACAGTTGGAGTTGCTGAATCAGTTGCTCAGGTGTATCAACTTCCGCAAGCGGAACGTGTCTGACTGAGTCAAAAATATCGATAACGGCCAGTTTACCTGTGTCATCAATGTAAGCTGATTCATTACTTTTCATTTCAATTACCTCATGGCTGTAACCAAATGAGTGTAATTCACAACTCACTACGCCGCTTTGATAAAAGTTGCTACCGAAATATACAATCGATTCATATAATTAACTATGCTGCCACTTCTGATTCATTAACTGAGCCAGCTACGGATGTTGCTGTTGCTGCCGGAGCATCATTGCTAACCGCCTGCGCTGCCTTCAGACGCGTCTGCACTTCAGCCTCAATCGCGTCTGCTTTCGCCTGCGACTTAGCCTTGAAATAATCGCGAATTTTTACCCAGCCACCAGCGATGAGATACAGCGCGGAAACGATGGTCGAGAACCACAGCATGATAGTTTCATAAAAGGTCATTTGGCTTGTTCCTGTCTGGATTGTTCAATGGTACGGATGTCTGCTTTGTCCTGATTGCATTTCTCAATCACGGCCAGCAGTTGCTCGTTAAGCGTCAGGCTGTCGCTCCACGTCATCTGGTAAGGGATTTCAGGTATCACACAGTCAATCAGCAGGCTTGCCGGTATTTGTACGGGTGGCACCTGCATGTATTCGGTTCGCGTGGTTCCGCAACTGCTCAACAGCAGCGGCAGGCACAGGACGCTTAGCGCACTCATCAGCAGCAACGGCCTTTTGAATAACAACGATACGCTCCGCTGATTGCTGGTCTGTTTTCTGCTTTGCATCTGCATTCGCCTGGACAATGCTGTTGATGATAGAAACCGTCTTCAGAACGTTGGCTGTAACCATGCTGGACTGGTTCGCTGTTTTCTCGGCAGCATCGGCGCGAGCACTGTTGCTTTTGTACTGGTAACCCAGATATGCACCACCACCAACCAGGCTAAGGAGAATGATAAGCAGCAGCACAACAAGCGCCGCTTTAATCTCTGCCGTCATGGCCGCTTCCTCTGGTCTACGAGGCGACCTACAACCCCGCACACAGCAACAACCAGCGTTACCGTTCCCATGCATTCAGCCGGGATGTGTGATTTCAGGTCATCGGGGAGAGTCGCCCATGTTGCAGGGATAGCACCGGCAAGCGCCAGACAATGGATGGAAAACCAGCGCCAGCAGCGTTTCCAGTCATCGACCAGTTTCATAGGCCTACGCGCTCCTTTACCCATCCATACAGGAAGGTTTCATTGGCGGAACGCTGTTCGGCGAGTTCGAGATAACGAGCACCCTGGCTGCAATTCAGTGCTTTAAGCAACACTGATTCGCCTTCTTTCCCCCGGACCTTAAGGAATGCTGTTAAAGCAACAATGGTACGCGGGCCAATCTGACCGTCAGGAGTCAGGTCAGGGTAAAGTGTGCCGCCGCTGTTCATAGCCGTGAGCCACCGCTGTAGCCATTTCGCAGGGACTGATGGCCCCATATTTACGCCGGTATCGCATATTTCAGCAGCGATAACCGAAGACACCGCCGCAACCTGGTCAAAGCGTGGGCCAGTCCAGTAATCAGCAGTGAGAATAGCCAGCGCCGTTTCTCGCGGAAGCACCCGCATATCACCACTGTAGCCATGTGCTCTTGCTGTCGCTTCGGTTATTCCCCAGCGGGTGGGTCCGCCTTTATCAGCCGGGTTGCTCACGTAACCACCCTCTTTACCCAGGATTGCATCGAATATCTGGTCACGCGTCATAATTAATCCTTTGGATTGCCGCCGAAACGAATATTGAGAACGTTCAAAAGCAGTTTTCTGAATTGTTCCACGCCAACAAAACCAATCCCGCCGCCGATGGCAATCGAGAGGCTCTTGGGTAACGACAGATATTCCAGGCTGGATGCAACAGTGAGCGTCAGTGCGCCACACAGCAAACCTTCAAGCAGCACTTTTTTCCAGCCGCCGCCGCTGTAATAAATTCGTAAGCCTGCCATGACAAATGCAAGCAGCACTGCACCAACCGGCGTTTCACCGCGCCACCAGCTATTAAGTAGCTCGTAAACATCCGGCCATGAATGCGGGTCATTGTTCATCTTCATGGTCTCTCACCTCCGTAGTTACGGTCGGTGCTGTCTGTAGTCAGAAAATAAAAAAGCCAACTCTATGGCTGGCATCTGAAAAGGTGCGGGCGCTACCCCGCTGCTGTAGCGTGTTATTAAGACCCTGACGCACGTCGGCGATTAATTACCTGGCTCGTCAGCCGCAGGGATAATCTTTTTTAATTCAGGCGTTAGCCTTTTGCTCCTTCAAAGAGCTTAATAATGGAATCGCGGTCATCAATATTGGGGAGGAGCGCCCAAGCTACATAAAAATCATGTGGCTCAAATTCCTTACCTAACCACGTATAAATTCCAACGTCATAAACCTCGCCATTTTCCTCAAACGCTTTGATGTATCCAATGTGATAACCATCACAGGGATTTAATATCAGTACCTCACGATCACGCAGTTCGGCGGTAGGCAGTTCGCTTGCCGGACGGAAAGTTAATTGCTGTTCATTCGGCTTTGACATTCCTCGCCCCATAAAGCAAAAAACCCCGCCAGTTGGCGAGGTTTCGATGATAAGTAGTACTGCGTAGTAACGACTCTTATCACACTAACAACGATATTGCGGACCGCGTTAGCTTTTTTTCAATATTTTTTTCTGTCTCTACTTCTGCATCCATATCCAGCTTAACATCCAGCCAGGCCAGACATCCTTCTATAAAGCCCTCAGCCATCTGAATCTGGATTCTGATCAGCTTCTCATCGCGTTTAGCACGTTGTGCCAGCTTACGTTTTGGGACATTGTAAAAGTAATGCAGCAGAATAAGTTGATGTTCATCAGGTCGTTTAATTCTCAAGCGGGCTAAACATGATTCAATCATCAACCCATCATCATCACTGCAAGAAAGTGTCATTTTTGATGTTTGGGGAAGTAGTCCTTTGAAACCGGCAGCTATCGCTGAATAATCCACACCGCTATTTTCCGAGCGCGCCCAGCCTGCCCAACGTTCTAATACTCGTGACATGTCACGCATTATTATTTCTCCATACCGTTTTATTTTTTCGCTATCCCAATCACACCAACTGCAATCGAGTGATCAAGGAATCTGAACAGCAGTTCTATCTGGCTCCCGTATTTGTTTTCGAATGCCACCGGGTCGCGGTGGAGTTCGTCGTGATGCGCCCTGCAAAGCGGTATCACAAACAAATCATGTGCCTTGGTTCCCATCCCTCCCTGTCCGTATCCGATGATATGGTGCGGGTCATCTGCTGGCTTATTACAGCAGGCGCATGGCTGCGCTTTTACCCACCGCGTGTACTTCTCGTTTTCCAGTCGTCGGCGCTTTGGCCGCTTCATGAATGATTCCGGTGATTCCGGGTCGATAGCCAGGTTGATGACGGCTTTAACCACCTCCGCCGCTTCCTGTATCACTTCCCGTGCGGCCCGTTCCGGCTGTATGCGTGATTCCTTCAGTTCGCCTGTTGCCGGTTTCTCCGCTGGCATACGCAGCACACGGCGCGCTGGCGCTTCAGGTATCAGGTCCGTTACGTCATTGAGGCAGGCCCACCAGCACAGCTCAGGCAACGTCATCCGATGATCCGAACCTAACCCCATATGGACGCATGCCGACTCAATAATCCAGCGGGCCATGTTGCCGGTTGCGACCTCTTCGAGTTGCGCCGGCAAGCCATTCAAACGGGCAGAATTATCATCGTGATAGCACAGGCAAACCGTTCCCGATTCGGTCCGCAAGGTAGTGTAATGCGGATGATGATACGAATCCTTTTTCTGAAGCTGGCAGGCGTTAATTTTTTGCACCCACGCATCATGCGCTTCCCAGCCACCAGCAGCTCTGATCACCCGGCCATCTTGAAAGAACACAGCCAGTGATTTTTCGTCCAGTAATGGCTGGCTGCTGTCATTGATTAAGCCTGATGGCAGGTCTGCCATTTCTGATGTTGGGGTGCTGATCAGGACGCGGCCACGGAACAACGAATGCAAATCTTTGCCAGGTTTAAACAGCACAACCCCAATGCGCGGAACAAGCTCAGGTGTCAGCAATGCCCTCATGCGTCCACCGCCTGATATTCACTGATCGTCACCTCAGCTTTGCCGTCTTTGATGACTGGCCCCCACTCAATGATGATTCGCTTAATCTGGCTGTCGTCCAGCCATACACCGGCATGCGTCAGGCTGTCGAATAGCGCTTTCTGGTAGTTGTCCAGGTCGCGCCTTAATCGAGTTGGCGGGTACAGGATCACATTCACCTGCACATCAGTGGTGATCGGCTTGGGTCGGCGCTTTAACTGCTCCAGCACACTCGCGATCGCACTGGAACGGAAAGAGCGCCCGGAGGCGCTGATTAATACTCCCTTTGGCGTGTTACGCCAGTAGGTGTTTACTGTTGGAGGGAATGGCAGGGTTAATTTCATCCAGCCTCCTGTATCTTTTTGGCGCACACCTCGGCCATTTTCAGCGCTACTTCAGCACCGGCTTTCATGTAGATATCCTGGATGCTATTTGGCTTCCCCTGTTTCTGGAGCTGCTCTTTGCTTGTCATGCCACCCTCCCGGCGATCAGTTGAACACTGCTGTCACACTGGTTGCCCCAGCAATCCCAGCCCTCAGCGGCGGTACGCGCGAATAATTCAATGCGTGACACGTCACCATAAAGTTGCTCCAGGCGGTTACGCACTTCCCACGGCTTCGCGCTGTGTTCGCCCAGGCATGAATACACAACCTGCTTAACCGATGCGCTGGCGCGTGGCAGGCCAGTGCCGCGTGTGGCGATCAGAACGTCCTCGGTATTGCTGCGGGTGTGGTTGCCACCGTTCATGCGGGTTTCAGCGTTGAGCATGTCCAGCAGGTCGTTAAAGTCGTGAATTGAATGTTCTTCCAGGGCGCGGTTAAAGCGCTTCTCTGCCAGTTGATTCAACTTCACCCATGTGAAGCCCTTCATGGTGCGGACGCGATATCCCCATGATTCAGCCAGCTCTCGCGCTTCCTGGTTGTGGGTGCCGGTGTACCACATAGCCAAGACTGAGTTTTCAGCACCCAGCGCCCACACGGGCAGGCGCTTAAGGTCAGCCATAGACATGGTCTGATAGTGATCGGTAGCAGCACCATTGCTGATGTTGTTGTTATAGGGCCATGGAGGATCGGCGTAGACGAGTTGGTAAGTCATTTCATGGCCCCCGCTATTGAAAGAGCAATGAGAGATGCGCCAGCCAAAATCGAACCGGAAACCATCTCAGCCTGTTGGCTGGCCCCCAAGCCAAAAGCAAACAGGGAGCTACCCAAAAGCCACGCTAAATACGCAAGGTATTTCATTAGGCTTCCTCCCCGTTATGCTCAGTGGCATCGCGGTATTCGTTGAGGATGGACCGGATTTCAGCAGTATATTTATCATCGTGATACAGCACTGCTTCACCATCAACTACACCCATGTAGCGGGCATCACACAGCAGCTCAACAAGGCGGCGTGCTTTGGTTGCGCTGAACTGGGGCATGGCGGCGGAACGGGTCAGTTTCTTCTTGCCGCTGGCTTTGGCTTTCTCCAGTTGGGTTTTGGCTACCGTCTCGGCTTTGGCTCCATGCTCCCGCACCATTGCTACAGCGGTCGTCGCGGCAACTTCGCCGGTTTTAACCATCGCAAGCAGGCCATCGCCCACGGTCAGGAGCTGGAGGTGATGATCAACATCAGCGGGTGAGCGCTTCACCTTCCTGGCGATTTCCGCCGGTTCCAAGCCCTGATTGATCATGCGCTGATACCCGGCGGCACGTTCCAGCGGTTCCAATGCCTGGCCCTGGCTGCTTGTGATCATGAAAGCGATACGGTCCGCTTCATTGCCTACGAAGTCTTTGCACTCCAGACGGATTTCATGGCCTGCTGCCTGTGCCAGCTTCGCGCCATGCCAGCGGTGATGGCCGTCGATAATCTTAACGCCCTGCTCTGTCACCTGAACGGCCAGCGGCGGAACATGCTCACCTGCAATAAACGCATCACGGAATTCTTCAACGTGCGTCTGGTTAATCTCGCGAACGTTGTAACCCGGCTCGATGTAGAGCTCGTCCACGCCCAGCAGGTAAGTTTTGCGGACAGTGATGTTTGTTTCGGTGTCGTCTTTGTTTTTATAAACCTGGAGTAAGTTACTCATTGGTTTGTCAGCTCCCATGCCAGTGCGAAAATCAGAACGGTTATCATCAGGACCGCAGGACGTGCTCCACGGTAGAAATCTTCATTGCGCCGCCAGTGGCGCTGTATGGCTGCTTTCATCGGAAGTTACCCCTGCGACAGAACGGATCAGGCCCGGGCCTTGGGTCTTTCTCTCTGGCTTTCTCGACACACATGATTGCCCTGATTCGTGCCTTCTCCCGCAGTCCTGGCTTCAGTGTGGCCTCTTGCGCCTGATGCCAGACATGGGCGGCTGGGTTCCACAAATTCCGCTCCTGAAGGCGATATGCCTCGTCACAAAGCGCAATGTATTTCTCATCACCCTCGCCTGCTGGTTCTGCGGTGTAGTAGCGAGCTTCGGCATCACTCCAGATATCACCAACAGCAACCATCACTGGCAGAGATGCGCCAACAGTGCTGCGGGTGCGTCCGATTGCATTGGCAATCTGCGCAGGAGTCTGGCCGGGAAAGGCCATCAGGTGAGTCAGAATCAACGTTTCTGTGTTCATCATGCCCCCCGCCAGCCATCTGGAATGGTGTAATCAACATTCGCCGTTTGGTTAACATCACGCTGCCATTTCCCATTCACGCATGGCGGTCTGCCTGACTTGTCCCACTTCGTTGCCGACTGGAGATAGCCAGCAAAGTTTTTCGGGATGAACAGCGTTGCCGGGCGTAGGTACTGCTCCTGCTCAGTGTTTCGCCAGTGCTCATTCTTGTAATCAACAACCAGCTTCAGCTCATCGGGTTCGTAGCCCTCGGCAAGTCGAGCGCGGATATTTTCCAGTGATGAACGACTGACCTGGAATTTTGAGCCAGTGATTTGGTTCAGGTGGGTTAAAACCTGTTTAGCAAGGTCGGTAATCACAACATCCCGGTCGGGTTGCGAGGCAACCTGACAAGAGGTGTTTTTATCTGATGGATCAGTAGTTGAATTTACTGACGGATCGTCGCCAGATTCTGGCGGGTGAAAACCGGTGTTTTTGTCGGATTCTGGTGCACCGGATTTTGATGCGTCAGAAACTGATGCACCAGATTTTGACGCGTCAGATTTTGATGTGTCAGATTCTGATGCGTCAGATTCTGACAGGTGAAGCGCAGCAGCCTCACGCAGCTTCTTCACGTTCAACTGGTACATGTTGGAATTGTTGCGGTTGCCCTTGCGTCGCGGCGTAGTAGTCAACCAGCCTTCGCTTTCCAGCTTTCTCAGTGAGGTACGGACAGTGCTCGGGCCTGCGCCGATTTGACGGGCAATAGTGGCGATAGAAGGCCAGCAAAGCCCCTCATCGCTGGAGAAGTCAGCCAGGCGCGCCATGATGGCTACACTGGTGATCTTCATTCCCGCTGCGGCGCATCCGTCCCAGACGTATGCAGATAATTTAACGCTCATCCCTGACCCCTATTTCCCTGAAATAACGCTGGAACTGGTCAAGAGGGCTGAAGCACTCGCCATGTTCGTAGTTTTCGCGAAGGTAGATAACCCGGTTTGATTCAGGCTCCCAGCGGATGACTTTGACGGGAACACCGCGCTTGTCGGTAAATCGTCGGTCGAGGATTCGCAATGCTCTGTCTCCGGCTTACGATAAAAATCATTCCACTCGGTCTGAACTACCATCAGGCTCACTTCCTGGTAGTTGCCGGGTCCACCAGCAGCGGGTAATCTCTGTTCAAACACCAGCGCACCAGCTACCAAACGGCAGCGAAATTGCACTGATGGCTTATTTCTGCGTAAAATGTTCATGCGATTAACTCTCCATACCAGTTGATTTACTCGCAAACCGACGCCTGGGGCTGCAACCTCGGGCGTCAACCTTTCTGACGCTGTCAAAACTTTCATCACGCCTCCGGCGACTCAAAATGCATTCCCGCCATATCTGCTTTGCGATTGCTCGCTACAAACATATCCACCGAATGATCCGAGACACCCACGCCATAGAGCGCAAGAAAGCCCATAAAGCCGTGAATCTGATGACGGATTTTTTTGTTAAAAAGCTCGGAAAGGGTTTTGCGTTCGTGGTTGTCAATTACACCATCTGACACGGCTGCAAGTTTGGCGGTCGCAAGCTCACCAGCGGCTGCACTGGTTTTCAGTTCGATGTCAAAGAGATCAACCTTGTCCACGTTCTGCACTGCTGAGATGTCCACCAGCGTCAGGCCACGCCGTGCGGCAAAGTATTCAGCCAGGTGGTTAGTGCCGGACAGGTCTTCCATCTTCATCAGCTCATCAACCGTGAAAAAACGGCTCTGGCACTTGCGGTAAAGGTGGTTGTGAAACTGATCAATGGTCATGCCTAAGTCATAAGCCATGCCCAAACGACCAGCGGGGTGAGCTTTGCTCATCAGGCGGATTGCTGTTTTAAGTGTGTCTACCATTTCGGTTTTCCTTTGGTAGTTACTGGGTTTGTTAGAGTTGTTTAACATCAGCCACACCATCAGATGGGCTTGGATACAAATCGGGCCTAAGTTCATGAGGTGTCACACCAGTGATCTGGAAGATGCTGATGACACGCTCAGCAGGTACTACCCCTGATGAGCGGCTCTGCCAGTAACTTACAGTCATTGGAGATACACCAAGTTTCAGAGCCAAAGCGCGCGCGGAACCAGCCGCTTTAATCGCTTTGTTCAAAGCTTTCATTGTTCATCTCCGGTTTATATTTGACAGGGACATTAAACAATAAGTTTATACTGTAGTCAACTATGTGTTTATTCCATTGTGTAAACATAACGTTTACAATCGAGTTATGAATATGAACAGTGCGATACCACTTATGAGTAAGGCGACGACAAGGCTGGATGAGCTGCTGAAAGCTGCAAATTTGAGTAAAGCGGACCTTGCTAGGATTGCGGGGGTTTCACCTCAAGCGGTTAATAACTGGTTTAAGCGCGGAGAAATTGGTAAAGATTCGGCCATCAAAATTTCGGCGGCTACTGGTTTGGATTTATCCTGGGTTCTTGGTGAGAGTGATCAGATGTATTCAACACCACACCAGAAACCTGCAAGCGAGGTTGAAGTAGTTGGCAACATCATGAATGGGGTTATCCCCGTTAAAGGTGATGCTGTTCTGGGCATGGATGGGCTTATTGATATGATGGAGTTTCACGCCGGTTGGCTTAGAATTTATAGCGATGACCGTGAAGCTTATGGTGTAAGGGTTCGAGGGGATAGCATGTGGCCCCGCATCCAATCAGGCGAGTTTGTGGTAATAGAACCAAATACAAAGGTTCACCCTGGTGATGAAGTCTTTATTAGAACTTCTGATGGTCATAACATGATAAAGATTCTCAATTATAATCGCGCTGGTGATTACCAATTCACTAGCATAAACAACGATCATAAGCCTTTCACCTTACCAGTTAACCAAGTAGACAAAATCCACTTTGTCTCGGGAATTATCAAAGCAACGCGCTTTATTTCAGCCGATGACGTTGGCAAAGAATAATCCCGTCTCAATGAATAAACCGGCCTAGTGCCGGTTTTTTTATGCCTGAAGTCTGTTCATCACCCCTCCGAAGTAAACAAAATATTTATCAACACATAGTTGACTCACTTATAAACATATAGTTTAATCAACCCATCAAGCGATTTCTAAGGAACATCAGATGAAGATGGTTAAGAACATGGCGAACTACAGGTTAGCCACCTTGCTCAACTTCCTGAGACTGTTCCCCGAGGCTGAGCTGATTTGTGATGGTGATCTGTGTGTAGTGACGGTGGAGTGTTAGGCGCTTTGAGCAAGTAGTTGTTTGGCGGTTTCTCTGGTGATTGCTCTGGTTTAACCGCCCCTTTTTTCACAACGACAAGGGCATTTGCAATACGGGTGTTTTCGAACGCTTTAGAGATGTGGAGTAAGTGCCCTTGATTTTTGTGGTAATTGAGTTCGTTTATTAATCAAAGAGGAATTTTCATGAAATTAAAGGCCCTGTTTCTCCTCGGTTTGCTGTCATTTGGTAGCCAAGCTGAAACGTTTAATGTCAGTGCTATCAGCAACTGCATTTATCCACCGTTAAGTAACACTCAGGTTCAGAAGGGAACGCCTATTCTCTTTAACTTAAGTCAGGGTACTTACACTTTTACCCTGTCTTCCAACACCATGTATTGCCAGGGCGGTACCGGTTGCCCGATTGATCGTGTGTTTTTACAGGGTGGCATGGGTAATGCTCGTTGGGGCGCAACAGTGAGCAGCTCCCCGACAACAATTACCGTACCACCTACCACTGCGGCATTTATGGCGTTTGTAAGTGATGACTCCTGTAGCAATAACGCGGGTAGCGCCACTATTCAGGCGACAAAAATCAATTAAGCAGCAATTTCGGTTTTTGAATTAACTCGCCGTAAGGCGAGTTATTCAACAAAGGTAAGTCGCCGTGCAATATTGCGGCACACAACAGGCAAGAGCATTGGCCGATGGCGGGTATAGCGCCGGAAGCACCCTGACAGTGCTCTTACCGTTGTGGTGAATGCGGCTAAGCGCTCGCGGTAAAACTGACAATCACCTTAGTATCCGGTGCGTCCATACTATCAGTCACCGCCCTGTGTTTTGTCAGCTTACACAGGGCACCGGGAGGCACCCGGCACCACACATCCTTTCAGGTATGGAGTAACGGCGGTGAGTGTTGCAGTGCTCACCAGCCAATTTGAATGAATCCCTTTTTGCTTTATTGCCAATACCGGCAAGGGATTCGTGCAAACCAAAAACGGTATGGAGATTTATATGCAAGAGCCATCAAGCGACATCACCGTTGGTGACGTCACCCTGGAATATAACCACCAGCTACGCGGCTGGAATTGTGGTGGTCGGGTAATCAAAAACCCACTGACCGTACAGCGCATTGCCGAACGCCTTCACACCCGCAATACCAACCTTGAGGGCCAGCAGGATGAACAACGCTAAATCTAATAGAGAGCTGGTGAAGGTCGGTCATGAGTTCGCCAAGTCACTGAGCGTTGAAACACTGGTCAGCGACATAAATCAAACGTTCAGAGACCTGTCTACCCGTCTCGACGTGGCTAACACTCGCGCTAACGTCATGGCCGGTGAAGTCCTGCGTCTTAATGCTCTGATTCCCGGCGTGATCAAAGCGCTCCAGTCTGCCGGTGATCATGACAGCCTCATCGCTGACCTTAATGAAGCGATGATCACCCCTACTTCCGACCAGTGGATTAAAGAGCTGCACGCTCAGGCGGTCGGGCAAACACGTCAATATGTCCAGCACCTGGCAGACCACAAGCGGGCAGGCGTATCGGACTGCCTCAATCTCATCTCTCAACTGGAGATGGACCTGTTACGCGATAAGCAAGCAAATATCGGGAGTGCAGCATGAGCGACGTTCAACGTTATGCGGTTATCACGTTAAGCGGCCTGGGTAGTGTCAAATCTGTGCCCTCTGCAAACGGTCATTTTGTGATGTTTGAAGATTACGCCGCCCTGCAACAAAAGCTGGATGCTTCAGTTGTCTGGCGCTCCGGTACGCCTGCTGTCACTGAAGGCAGTAGCGAACGATTTTGGGTAACTCATCGGCTTAAAGATGGATCATTGCATGTTGCTGATCTCTTCTACTTCAACTGCCCTGCACCCGATGATGAAGACGCATTCTGTGAAGCTGAAATGACTTCACCAGATGGCGATCCGTACTGGCCTGAAGGCTGGCATGACCTCTGCTCTCACCCTGACTTTGATTACTTCTACCAAAAGTCTGATCTTGACGTGTTGGCATATGCAGAATTTATCAAGCCAGAGCCAGCTAAGGATGGTGAGTGATGGCTATTCGTGAACCTATGCTCCGTGTTGAAAACGACAGCGACAAAATGAACCTGCCTGAAGGTAAAACTTGCAGCGACTGTGTTCATTACCGCCGTTGCACAATGATGTTTGGACATACCCCGGCTGATGAGGTGTGTGATTGGGCACCATCACGATTCCGGTTGGCTGAGCCAGTTAATCAGGAGGGCAGCCATGCGTGAACGCGGAATGATTTTCAACGCCGACATGGTTCGGGCAGTTCTGAACGGCAGCAAGACGCAGACGCGCCGGATAATGAAGGTGCAGCCTGAATCAAACCAGTTTGGGCTGTCACGCGTCAGGGCTTCAACTAAACGCAGTGATATCGGCAAATACTACTGGTCTGAATCGAATGCCACCGGTCATCACATCCGCTCAGAGATGTTTTCTTGCCCGTTCGGTGCAGTAGGTGATCGCCTGTGGGTGCGTGAGACGTGGTGGCAGGCTGGGTATGGTTATGCGCGCTACCCCGATGATGATGAATATGCATGGACCGGTTCAAGACGCATTCTCTTTGCAGCTGATGGAAATCCTCCGAACGAGCCTAATCCCGATTATCCGAAAGGATTGGGTGGAGGTAAGTTCTCAGCGGCTAGCCCAAATCGTTTGTGGCGTAAGCGGCCATCACTCCACATGCCGCGCTGGGCTTCCCGCATAACGCTGGAGATTACCGGCGTTCGTGTGGAGAGGTTACAGAGCATGAGTGGTGAAGATGCACGGAGCGAAGGCTTTGCTTATGAAGACAGCCATTTGCTCGGTGATATTGATGAGTTTTCCAGGGTATGGACGTCTATCTACGGAGAGGAAAGCTGGCAGGCTAACCCGTGGGTGTGGGTCATTGAGTTTAAGCGCGTGGAGGGTGGAAGCCATGATTAAAGGGGATTTAATCAGTTGCCAGCGGTACATCAACAAGGCAAAGGTTTTAGACAAAGCCTCCCGGTTTAAGCGCTTCATTGTGGCTGTATATCCAATTGTGTTGCGCGGTAAGCAATACACCGTCTTGATGGACGGGCATCACAACTATGCTGCTGCGAAACTCGTTGGGGCTAAACCCGATTACCGGCCTGTAGGCAAGAAAGTATTGCGGATTCTTAATGCGATGCCGGAGAAAGAGCGGGAAGCCCACTTCATCAACAACATCACGGACAGCCATTACTATTTTGTTGAAACCGGGGAAGTGGTCGAGGATTTAGTGTTACCGGATACCTCTCATCCCCTTGCGGTACATGTAAATAATCAGTGGGTGCTCGGTCATGGCTAAGTCACCCGCAGAACGCAAAAAGGAACAGCGCGCACGTCAGGCCGCTGCCGGTGGTAAGAAACTTGAGCTTGTGCTCGATAATCAGGAACTCGAAATGCTGGCGCATAATTGCGCTGGTCGTCGCCCCGGGCGTGAACCATATGAGCTGAATGAGTACATCACCATGCTTATTCGTATCGACAACGCCCAGCTTAAACGCCAGGTGGCGGAACTGAATAAACGTAACTGTGGCCGCTGTGGTGATCAGTTGCCGGTAATGGAATGTGTTTGTGATGTTGAAGAGGCGTGCTGGGTCAATCGTGGCTGGCATGAGCTGAAATTAAAAATAGTGTCGTGACATGTCACGGTGATTAAATCCCTGTTGCAGCAGGTCAGGTATGGAGAATCGTTATGGCTCAACTTATACCAATAGGTGAGTGGGCGAATGGTCCGAATGGATTTAAATATCCCCCTAATTCGGTAACATTAAGTGTTTATGCAAAAACGGGCCAGATATACCCCCAACCAATCAAACAAGGAAGGCGTTGGGTGGTTGATGAAAATGCAAAGTTTATAGGAGTTCAGGCTAAGCCTGACATCCCAACTAATGTGTCGCGTCCTGCTCGGGCGCTATTGGAGAAAGTCATAAATGGCAGCCAGACCCAGACGTCATAACGTTACGATCCCAAACCTTTACTGTAAATTGGATAAACGTACCAGTAAGGTATATTGGCAATACCGTCACCCTGTTACTAATCAGTTTATCGGATTCGGAACCGATGAAGATGCAGCAAAGGAAGCGGCAATTGAAGCAAACAGAATTATATCCCAACAGCAAACAAAGCAAATAACAATCCTCGTAGATATGGCTTTAAAAAAAGAAGCAAAACTTACTACAGGGATGCGGTTATTTTCATGGATTGAGATATATGAAAAAATTTGCAATGAAAGAATTGAATCAGGCGAAATAGCAAAATCCACAGGCAAGGCTTTAGTTAAAAGCGCTAAGATTCTCGAAAAACGATTACCTAATGTAAGACTTAGAAACATTGACACGAAGGCTCTGGCTTCAATAATCGACGAATATAAAAGCGAAGGAAAAAATCGCATGGCGCAATTTCTTCGCGCTAATTGGATTGACATGTTTAAAGAAGCACAACACTCAGGTGAAGTTGATCAAGGCTACAATCCAGCTCTCGCAACAAGGAAAGTACACGCAAAAGTTAAACGAGCCAGATTGTCTTTTGATGAATGGCAGAAGATTTATGAAGCAGCAAAGAATACGCTAGCTCCAGCTGCCTCAAATTCAATGTTGCTGGCTTTAATAACAGGACAGAGACGAACAGACATAGCAAAAATGAAGTTCAGTGATGTATGGGATGACCATCTTCATATTGAGCAGTCAAAGACAGGAGCAAAAATAGCCCTGCCATTATCGTTACGTTGCAACGCGCTTGGCATGTCACTTGGGGAAGCCATAGCGATTTGCCGGGATAGGGTTTTAAGCCCTTACATGATTCATCATGTCCGCAATAATAGAGGTAAAAAGCCAGGTGACCCAATATGGGAGGATTCTCTTTCACGCTACTTTTCAGAGGCCAGAATTTCTGCTGGTGTGAATCCGGACAAAGACCAAACGCCGCCATCATTTCATGAGCAACGGTCTTTGTCTGAACGGCTTTATCGAGCACAGGGAATAAACACCCAGCTACTACTTGGACATAAATCCATCGCAATGACGGATAAGTACAACGATGATCGTGGTGCTGATTGGAAAAAGCTCGCGCTTTAG